TGACGATATTATTTATGGCATAATTGCCCTACCATTCCTTGATATTCCCCTCTAGCAAATCAAAAACTAGACCGGGTCGCTCTATTTCTTTCCTTCCTATATTCTCAACAGAATATTTGTAATAATATTCAACCCAAGACTCCTTATAAAAGGAATCTAAAACAGGAAAGTCCAGAACGGTCAAGGTGTCCAAAGAGTCGAGATATCGTTCAATAGATATTTGAAGTTCGACTGGTAGACCAAACTTCTCTTCAACTAGCAATCTTGTTGCCATTCCAGGGGCAACGACTCGTATTTTCCGCTCATCTCTGATTGCATCCATTAGTTGATCTCTTTCCCACATGGACATGTGATGGTCCTTCTTCAAGATAGCCCTGACATCATGAGACCGCGAGATCCTCAAAGCATACTGAGCCAAAGAGGAAATCACGGGACATCCGGGGTACTGGTGCGCCAATGAGAGGCCTTTGCACCGAAGAAGAGTCAACAACTTAGACTTCTTGGATCCATAATACTGCCGAGTGGTCCAACCAAATCCTAACAATGTCTCCAGAGGATCAGTGACATTAATCAGTTCGGATTCGTCGAAAATAATTCCACAAAAAGAGGCAGCTGACAGCTGAGAATGGACATCCAGCTTTATGTTGAGTCCAAGTTGAGCGAAGTCAGCGGGGCCAGGCGGTTTACCTTGCAGTCGAAAGATTCCATCATCTCCTTCAACAAACCCGTCAACATCGGTGCATTCAAGCTCTTCGCACATAAAGAGCATAAACATTAAATTTGAAAAACCATTGCCGAGGGACGTGCACATTTCCCCCGACATTCTCGTGGCCAAAAGATAGACCACAAAAGTCTTAAATTCGCAAACATTGGTACCACCTAACACCCCATGAACCTGTTCCATGAACTCACGGTGCTCAGGAACTTGAGAGGTCATATAATCATACAACTCAAACTCTACCATTTCCATGAGCTCCCGATCAAACAAGGCTTCAAACGAGGTGTAGTCGGTAGCAACGTACGTTGCCCCAAATACGGACAATCGTTCATGGATGACGCGAGGTCTTTCCGCAACTGGCACATGTTTTATGAAATAATGTAGTTTGTAAACCTCCTCTTCTATTGCTTTGAAGACAGGACCAACAAAGCATTTGAATTCATCTGACCTGGAATTGATGCCACGTGCATGCTTCCAGTCAGGATAGGTTTCATCTTTCATAAAACTCTTGCACAGTTTGTACTTCTTGCTAGGATCATCCATGTGCGTAAAATTTTCCCACTTCCTTCGAAGCTCATCTTTTCGGCTCAGTGTATAGCTGGTGTGGTCAAGCCAGGTTGGTACACTCAAGTCTGTTGAAGGATCAAGAGGCGTGAGATTCTTGCGAATCCACTTCCTCACGAAAAGATTAAGCCTCCTTCGCATAGCGTGGTTTGCCGTCGGTGGTTTACTGGCAAAACGCTTGATGACGCCTGCTATCATTGTATCGGGATCTTGGGGATCACAATGTGGCAGAGCGGCACCGCGGACGTGGCAACCCAAGCTGGCCTGCACAATAGGACGGAACCCAAGATCAACTTCACGTGGTGTTGTGATCTTGGTACCAGTCTTGACTTCCCCCAACTTGGGAAGCCTGACTTCTCCGTACCTATAACCGTACAGGCCAGCTTGGAATGTGGAGTCTACGGCACTCTGGTTCCCCCGCGGGGAAAATTCTGGTGCCTCATGTCCTCTTTCATCTTCTTATACATGGCAAAGGCCATTAACAGAGTCCATTGAGCAACATTGTCTCCCCCAACTGCAAGAAATCTGGAATAATTTACAGAGTTGAGAGTCTTAACAGTCTGTTGCATTTTCTCGAAAATGATGTCTTCCTCAACGGTGAGCAAATAATTAGAAGGGACTATGATTTGTGCGAGTAGCTCCAATGAGACAATTTGTGTGGTTTTCCTGAAAAATCCCCAAGTATAGTCAAAGGTTTCGGAGGTGATGGTAACAAACTGGGGATCAAAATGCTTGATCTCGCCCAAGGAAATGCCATCAGCCCTGACATTTTCATTTTCAGGATGGTCGTCGAGTTTGATTGCCTCAACCACTCTCCATTTCTCAACAACTGAATGCGATTCCCTAGTAAGAATCAGGTACTTACGTACCGAGAAATAGATGGCCATCACACAACCAGAGAGCAATATCATCCACAAACAAAAGTAGTGGGCATGAATGTGTGACAGCACAAACAACGGCGCCATGAGGACAGCAATAGACCTAGAGAGCAAGTCTTGATTGTAGAGATAACCAATTGTACAGAGAGTCCAACTGAGTAATAGGACCTTATGAACTAATGTCAAACCCAATCCCATGTTAAAGTCATGAAGATCAAACCCCATCTTATTGATCAAACGAGTTCTGGATGTGTAATCCAAATGGAAACGTTCGATTTCGACTTTAGGTTCAGGTTTGTCAACAGGCTTCTTACCCAATTCTCTCATAGCATCCAGTGAACCTTTTATTTCGTCCACTGAATCCTTGAGCTGTTTAGCAATGGCCGCATGATCACGCCCAGAACGTGTTACTGCCCCCCCCCGGGGTTTCCACACCTTCTTAGGCTTGTTGCCATTGCTATCACGCCCAGGTCCAGGATTATTCTCTACATCGCCATCCTGCGTGAGGTCCTTAATCCACCCCTCGTACAATGCAATCTCAGCGTTCAACTCTGGCAGAAAATGGAATCTAAATTCCATTTTCGCATTGGAACCAACTCCAGGAACGTTGAATGCGAGATTGAAAAGACGAGCCAAGCGGCTTCGAGCCTCGACCAGCCGCTCCCGTATGACGACGAGAGCCTCAGAGCTGGAATTAACGTAAATACCATATTGTGCGTATTTACTGGTATA